AGCATATACTATATAAATATTACATAAATATTGTTTACAATAACCATTTAGTTAAATCTTCCTTCTGACCATTAATATCCATTTCCCATGGATTGTTTTCTAATGTATTACTACCATACAATCCTGTATAATTTTGGGATGAAATACTACCCAATGCTTGTTTGGTTAAATCGATACCTTCCTGTCTTAATCTCAAAGCAGTATCTCTAACCCAAAGTCCAATGGATAAACTCATAGTAAGGTCATCATTGTATCCTCTCATTGCTTCCGCTCTACCGTTATTCCAAATAAAAGTAAATAGTTCATCAATAGTTCTAATTGAACGAATAATTACCGATTTTTCTCTAAAATACTCATCCAACTTTGATACAATCAAAGGTCGAGTTCTTGAAGTTGTAGAAAATCCAGCAACCATTCCCTTATCCTGTGCTCTATATCTATTTGAAAATTGGTGCTCAACATCTACATATTTTAAATCTTTACTCATATAGTATAAGTTTTGATACCCTCTATCGATTACTTGTTGTATTGTTGCCCAACCAATATTTGCGTTTTCAATTACAAGTAAAGCATTGTTGTATTCAGTAGAAAGTGATACAAGAAAGTTTCCATAATCTTTAGTATCCAACTTACCTTTGTACTCAGCAACTTGTTCACATGATTCTACATCAATTACATGACATGCTGAATAATCTGAAGAATCCCCTCGAGCAACATCGGCAATAACCATATAAGATTTAGAGTAATCGGGAAATTCCCATTTCCAAAGGTTTCCATCAAATCCTGTCTTTTCAACCGGCTCTTGCACATAAGTTTCTTTATAGAATTGTAATAATTGAGGTTCTATTACCGATTCACCCGAGGAAATGAAATCACAATCACACTCTTGAGCTGCTCCTTTTGGTCCTAAAAGGGTTTCTTGTTCATCTCTCCAATCTTGGTCTCTTTCAGGGTGAACCGACCAGTGTAATCTAATTGGATTGAATCCATTAGAACCATCTTCGGCACCTACCCAAGTTTTGTGGAAGAAGTTACCTACCCCATTTGGAGTTGATAGGATAATTGCATTACCACCTGTTGATAAGGTAGATTGTGCTGATACCCAAATTTCTTCAATCTTATCAATGAAAGCTGCTTCATCAAATACTAAAAGGGATAGTGCTTCAGAACGACCTGCATCACCTGCTGCTGAAGTTGCCTTGATTTGTGAACCATTCGAATATCTGAGGGATAGTTTATTATCTTCAATGGTTGTTAACTTTAACCAAGAAGGTAGATATTGATTCATTACCCTTACCTTAGTTACCAAGTTTTTTGCCACCTCTTGTTTTGTTGCAATTACTAAACAATTGAAATCATCATTAAATAACATTTTCCATAAAGAGAATCCAGCAGTTAAAGTTGAAATACCTGTTTGACGAGATTTTAGGATAATATTGTATCGGTGGTCTTTAAAATCAACAAGAGTTTCCTCTTGAAATGGAAAAAGGTGAAAGGGAATTTTTCCTCTCACCGGGTGCTGAATCTTGCAATATTTTTTCATGAAGTATATCGGGTCCGATGCGCACTTCTGATATTCTTCAGCTATGATTGCTTTTAATGATTTCTTTTGTGCCAAAATCTATTTATTTTTTTCCTATTTTCCAATACATACCACCCGTAACAAATGGTGCTAATTGTGAGGTATTAGAATTGTTCTGAATACCTAAACCTAATTGATATAGATTATTCTTTTTACTTTTTAGGATTAACCCAGCTCCAACATTACTGATTACATCTTCTTTGTTGAATCCCCCATTTAATCCCCAATAAAATTCGTTCTTCGGTAATTCTTTTACAATTGTTGTATTATAAACTGTTGGTATTTTGAAGAACCAATCTACATCTCTTGATTGAATTTGGTTTTGTGAAATAATATCAGTTAGGATACCATATCCCAAAGTTGGATTTGGTTTTTGTCCTAATGAATCAGTAACACCTTTTGGAAAATCATATGTAAGATTAAGTGTATCCTTTACTTCGTATTTTGCGAAATAATCTTCTACGATTTTCAAAGTATCAATATCAATTGGTACTTCTACTTCAACTGTTTCTACTTTAGTGATGTATTTTGGTATATATGTTGGAACTTTTACTGTTTTTTCTACAACAACAGTATCTACTTTCTGTTCCAATAACTCATAATCTTTACCATCTACATTTATAATTTCTTTTTCTCCTTCTTCACCACCACAACTTCTTAATAATAATACCACACATAGTGCCATTATCAGTATTGTTTTTAAATCAAATTTCTTTAACCAACTCATAATTCATAGGTTTTAATTTCTCATAGGCTGCATTTCGTTTAATAATAACATCTTCTAATTCTTTTTTTCCTCTATCGATATCTGCTTGAATTTCTTCTTTAAGTTCATCTACACTTTTATCAGACTTCCATGTTTCTACTGAACCATCATCATTAACGAATTCATGAATATTACTAACTTCATTTAAAGCATTATTCATTTTTTCAATAACATCGGTACCATAGGATGCCATGTTCGAATAGATTTTGTATTCAGTATATGCTTCCCATAACCCATCATTTTTTATTTGTTGTTCTTTTATTGCTAAACACTTAGAACAATAACCTGTTTTTGAAATGAGTTTTTTATCAGTTGGACCGTACTTGTTTTTATCACAATCTTCTGCTTTACAAGTAGAAAGTTTTTGAAGATATTGTCTTACTTCAGACATGGTGTTAGTAAGTTTTGATTGTTTTACTTTACCATATGATTTTTGTTCCCAAACATTACCTTTCTCGTCCTCCCACACATCTCCAACTTCTCGTTTAATATTTTTTTTGATATTTGAAAATGAAACTTGAGTATCTTTTTCATACTCCCCATTCATTACCATATCTACCAACTTTCTACGAGTTGGGTGCATAAACTTTCTATTGAATTTTTTATCAGCCATAAATCTCTTTTATATATACTTATATATATAAGTATAACATTTTTTACTATTCGTAAAATAATCCGAGAATCTGATTCAAGGGTGCGAAGGTTCCTGTTAGTTTAAAAGTTTTTCCACCATAGACAAATACTATTCCTTCGTTAGGTACAATTTTATCTTTACCACCAATTGCATTTAACCTTTCTAACTCTAATTTTAGTTTTTGGATTTTCTTAACATCACCTGTTTTTCTTACATCTTTAATGGTTTGGTCTAATCTCTTTTTCATATCTCTAACTGCACTATCAGGATTAGCCGCGAGTGCAGAACTCATAAATGAAAGTACTTCTGCTCCTAAACCTAAGAAGATATTTTCAAATGGTCTAATGTTATCTTTTGCCATTTTAGCATGGTCATTCTTATCAATTCCCTTAGCCCATTCTAATGTTTTTTCATCAGTAATGTTTTTCTTATCTAAACGGAATGATTTATCGTAGAATGCCCATCTCTTTACCAATCCCATTAGAGTTTTATTATCTAAAGTAGATGGTGAGTTCTTGGTTATCCAATCGGTCCACCATGCTTGATGATATTCTGCAATTCCATCGTTATCTTTCAACTTAAATTTAGATTGTAATTTTGAAATCTGTCCATTGTACTTTCCTTTTGTTGAAGAAAGATTTTTGGATTTTGGTAATTGAACCACAGGAGGACCTTGAATCGTATAGTTGTTTTGAACATCCTGATTCACTTGTTTAATCATTCCCGCAAGGATTCTTGCAGCTTCCTGATTTTCACCAATTGCAATACCATCATCGTTATATTCCATAGTACCATGAAATACAAGTAATGCTTGACCATAAGGAATAACATTTACTGAGGTTGGGTATATTACTTCAAGATTCATGAAACAAGCACCACCTTTAAAAATTTTATCTTTTTGTTTATCTGAAAGTTTTGAAATTGCCTTAGTAAGGTCATTCATCGCAAAATTATATGCCTTTTCTAATTCACCCCTACCAGCAAATTTTGTTGCTACCCCCTTAATATCTAATGCGTTAGCACCTTTATTTTTTAAATGTCCTTTGTTTCTAGCTGCAACTAATCTTCCATCTCTCCAACTAACTGCTAATGCCTGTCCATCGGTTTTCTCTCTTGTTAATTCAAGATTTCCTTCTAATGCTTTATTTACAATATCTTTTAATTGTCCAAAAGTTAGATTGATTTCAGTATCGAATGGATGGTTCATATGTCCGTATGCACCACCTTCTAATAAAAGTTTTGATTCATTGATATTTTCAAATACCAACTGCCCATCATCAGTTCTTACTGCTTTTCTTTTATTATTATACTTCTTAGTTTTACTTTGAGATTCATATCCAAACTCTTCTCCCGAAATATCCAATTCATCAGCAGTTGGAAATTCTTTTTGTTCATATCCTGATAGTTGGGCAACTTTTAAATTCTTAGATTGACCAGGTGCAGTCCATCTTGCCGAATTATTTCCCCCACTTAATCCATCAATACTACTCTCTTCTAATGGTATTTCTGTCCATTCAGTTGAACCAACTGGCTTTAAACTTTTTTGTAAATTACTTACTGTTACATTTTTAGTTTTATATGTTACTTTTCTAAAGGTTGATTCTGTATCTTTATCCTTTCCCTTTCCTCGCATTATATCTGCTTTAGGAAAATCAGTTTGCTCAAATCCTAATTGGTCAAACCAATATTCTGGTCTACCACTACGTTTACCTAACTTTCTTTTTTTACCATCGGGTAAGTATCCTGTTTCTGGTTCTCCCGAATCTATTTGACCTTCTTGAACTGCATAAGATTTATCAAAGTTTAAATCTTTCTTTTCTTTATCAAAACTTTGTCTTAATCTCTTTAATTCTTTTTCATGGTCATCAATCCACTTTTGGTCAGGATATCCCATGTGAACTTCTTCAATAGTAGCAAGTTTAGTATAATATTTTGGGTCTTCATAAAGATGGTCTAATGCAATTCTTTCTGCTTCACCTCTATTTGGAGTGTGTTCCTTTTCAACCTCAATACCTTTTTGTAATTCAACATTTAGGTCATCAATATCTACCTTATGCATATTTGCAATATCGTAGATATCCATTCCTTGTGCTAGTTGTTCGAATTTATATTCAGGAGAAGAAGTTTTGAAATCATCCTTTCTCATTACCGTTTTGGCAATAATCTTATTTGCCTGCTTCATAAACGGAATGTTGATTTTACTTCTGTTATCTTTTGCTACGATTTGATTGTATTGATTTAAGAAGTTTACGAAATCTTTTTTTCTTTTACCCAATCGTTTAAAGAATCCAATCAATTCTGCCTGTGAAATATCTTTCTTATTTCTTGGGTCTTGTAATCTATCAAAGAAATGTTTATCAGTTAGAACTACATCAACGGGATTTAGTTGTTTATCTGCATATTGGTCAATCTTTACCAAATCAGCCATTGGGATTTCGTTAATTGTACCTTCTTTTAAGATTCGGAAGTTTACTACCTTTCTACCATTGATTGTTGGCATTCCATGTTCATCTTTTCCGATAGTTTTAACAACG